GCATAAGTTACCTAGGGATGACAATGCAGTAGGAAAAAGAAATTTATTCTCATTTCAAAAACTACAATAGATCATGTCAATCCTGTGTGCTTCCGTTTTACGGAATTAAGGTTTACACTTTGAAATTTGTTACAACATAGCAAAATTACAACACTTTGCAGGGCCATGGGCACCTACAACTCGTTGTTTAGAAAATCTATATTATAAACGTATAACAAGTGTAGAACCGCTCAATAAATTGAACGGCCCATAACCAGAGTGATTTTTAATTCACTCACCAATCAGTAACCAATTGGATTTACCTTTCTTATTTATCAGAGGGATCATGCGATACTAGGAGTGCAAAACTCAGAGTTCGCTTCACCTTAAACTAATAAGAAAAGTGTGGTATATTATTGAATCCCTGTACCAGGGTGGTTTAATGACTATTCAGTCAGGCTCTCTTTAAAGAACTGGTTGCACCACATTATAGTACAGAATAGGTGCTCCAGTGAAGAAGTACAGCGAAAAATCTTCGCCAGTTGAGCATAGATGTTCAAGAGCTAGCTTTGCCGTTGATGTCTTGAATAACATCCTAGTAGTTGTGAATGCATTTCCCAAAGTACCTTCCGTCGTCCAGTTAGCTCTTTTGGCAAATGCAAACCTACGGGTTTGATGGAAAGGAACTTCAAACTCAATGGTTGGGCACACATTTTCATGTGTATACACAGCTCCTGCCAACGTAGACATTGTTCCTGCTAACAATGAGACAGAGAATCCTGCATCAGAGCCATGTACTACCGATGTATTCGAATACACTTGTCTAGCCACTTCACGTGTGACGCGAAGAGGTGACGCAAAATTGGTTTCGTTAACATTGGCAGCAATAACTGCTGCTTTCCATCTCAATGATCCTCGCCAACCTACGTAGGCTGGTGTGAGGTAATTCAACATTGTCATTCTAGCATAGTTGAAATTGGCAGTCGAACTATTTGGAGTAATTGCACCAGGTGCAAAACCCCTATAGTAGGGAAAAGCCAATTTCGTTAACGACCATTCTAAAACACCATCTGCATCAGGTGGAATTTCAAAAGCATGTTGAGAATATCTTTTCAAAAGACTGCGAAATGATACAATGGATTCACCATAGAATACATGATCATATGCATCTGTGGTTGAAACTGAAGAAAGTATTGTATGTTCCACTGCTTGATTCATTGGTTTACTAGGTTCTGAAGTCTCATCCATATCACCTTCCACACCTGATTGAGGCACTAAGCCCATCTGAGGTGTAGGAAAATAGGAATATTTTTCAAGAGTTTCACTGGGATTCCTGAATTGCATATCATCAGCAGCTGCAACGAACACGTTCAAACTAACATCATTATTAATGGTGGAATTAGGAACTGTAAGTTCATTAACAACATACACTCGCAACATACCATTGGCACGATTGAGTGGAACGATTGGCACATCAATTGTACCATAAGGTACAGAAGTAGCATCTAGGAATGATACTGCTCCCGGTGCTCCTGCAACACAATATGGTTTGTCTGATCCCCAGCCAATTTGAACTGTGAAATCTTTCTCTTCAGCAATATCAATAATGTACGTGTAGTTTGTATTATACTCATTCGATTGGAAACCGTATGGATCATACACAATCTTGATACGTCCTTTATGATAATTTGAAGAAACAACTTGAAATCGATATTTCATCGAACCAAACCAATTGTGGAATGGTAAACCTGCAAACATACAAGCCGGTATATGCATCTCAGGCTCTGCTGATAATGTATTTACGGCCCATGTATACGGGGTAACCTGTGTTTGCCACAACATTTTTTCCGTGGGTGCGGCAACTGCCCAAGAAAATTGCGTAAGATAAGATTCACGCGTGGCTATTGAAGTGATCGTCATTTCATCTACTGGGCCTAAGCCTACTGTTGTCGGATCTACTGTCAATTCTTGTTTTGCGTCCAGAGTCAAACGCTGACAACTATCTGGCACATTGACATTAGCTAAATTGCCCATCACTGTTGGGCGATAATAACTAATATGTTCCAAATTTGTTGGGCGTGAATAACCGAAGGTAGTAGCAATCGAATCTACGGCATTTGCTGCAATTTCGGTTGCACGTGCATAGTTACCAATGTATGGTGCACTACGCAAACCACCTGCTATTCTTGCTACTACGGACGCTGGTCGCGAAATGATGCCTCTTCCGTATTCATCCTCTGTACCCATTTGTGGCGTTAAGCCACCGGGTTCTGTTGATGTAGGTACGGATAGAGCGACATCCTCAGCCCAAGCAAACACTGAAATGGTAACAGAGTCTGTTGCACCATTGGCATGCTTTAAGCCCTGCAAAGTGTGTATGATTATGTCACCCATTTGTCTCCATTCTGCTTGCGGAATAGAAAGGTAATTATCATACCAAAAATATGGCAATACCATATCACCACCTTGTGATGTCGTTGGATCGAGATATAGATGAGGCCGTTGCGATGCTTGAACAATATCTTGTTCAAAAAACGCACGATCAACTGTAAAGTCGTCCTCATTTGGTAATGGGACATAGGAAGAAATTAATCTCCCATAATGGAAACCATTACCGTTAATCACAAACTTGACATGCAATTTCGCACGCATCAGTGCAAAATTTGAAAGTCTGTTTATGACTCTTGGATTCTCAAAATAATCCTGCCAAGGATTAAATTTCTCAAACAAGGTAGTGGAAGTTGCCCAATTGAAGGACTGAATTTTCACTGGCCTCGAGAAAAAATTTCCGAGATCCGCATCGTCATTATCTACCACTTTGTAAGTACTGTCTAGGACATTACCAACTTCGTAGCAATATGACGGATTTTGATCTTTGAATGCCACCATTTCTGCTGACACTTCTTTGTTTGGGGTATTGATTTTTACATTAAAATTAGAAGTAAGCTATTTATGTTTAACGTAGCAGCAGATTCAGCTTAGAATCAGATGCCACGGTACGAAGGAACGGAGGACGAGTCACTCTTCTAAATAGAAGTAACTTACGAGGAAGTTGTCGTTCTAGCGCAAAGCCTAATATATTAAGTCATTCGTACATAACTAAAGATATTGGTATCCATATACACTAGTCTCTTTTTTGGTTTGTCATTGACACCTCATAGAGAACATGAGGATTGGTAAGTTTAACGACATTACCGGTCAGGACGGTGCTTACGCACCGTACTTTTCTTTGAACATTGCAAGACGCTCGTCGTAATCTATGGCTAGTTCACGACAACCGTAAGCAATATCAGTGCGATTTGCAACTTCCTTCATCTGGGAACGGCGCATTTCATACACTTCTCGCCCATGCGAAAACCATTCACGGAGAGCTCCGTCAATGGACTGCATTGCAAGTTCGGGGCGAGAAAGTGATTTCGATTCCAAACCACTATGGATACTTTTAAAGATTGAATCTTCATCAAGAGCACCCATAATCAATCCCAAATCTTCATGATAGATGTTTTTCCTTTTGAGAAGGTCGGCATCAGTATCAGTCATAAATGGTGTTGGTTCGGAAGTTTTGTCAGGCATGGTAAATTTCATATCGCGAGCAGCAAGAAAATCAGCTACAGCGATATGATTAAATTCATCAAAACCTTCCTTAACAGACCCTTTGGCATCATCTCCATAAGTAATCAGAGCACAAACTTCCTGAAATACGAGATCGGAACGTTCTTCATAAATTTGGAAAAAAGCACATCGAAACAATAGAGAATTAACAATAGAATTAATATACACAGTTAGGTTTTGTCCAGAAGGATTAGAACCAATTAGTTGAATATAATCGCCATTGTAAGCAGTCATTGGGTAGCTAATATCGGTAGCAACTCCTCTCATGATGAGTAGATCATCATCAGAATAATTACCACTAGCCTCAGCCAATTCGATAAGCACGGAAAAAGCAGCAAAAATGAGTTGCGCGGGCATGCGCAGATCATATTTGCTATAATCCCCAGCCAAAATACGTTCAGCACCGAATTGCTTCACATGTTTAGCCAATTGATCCCACTCAGGACCTTGTGAATTAATACCAACGGCACATTCAGATGTGAGAGGATTCATGGATAAAAATCTAGCAATTGGTAAAAAATATTGTCGAATTAGCAATTGAAAGTCAACGGGAGCGCTTTGAAAAACTCGAACTTTATCCTTGTCAAGGGGAGTAGGTTCATCTTTCAAGCACGCCTTAAATATAGGATAAGCTCTTTCGCCACTGCGATAACTATTCTTAATACGTTCAGATTCTTGCCAAAATTTTTCATCAAATTCCATAGGACAAGCAAAATCAGGATGTTGTTCAGGATCTAATACCGTAAGAAAATTTCTCTTAGGACCTCCAAGAGGATATCCAACAGAAGTGTTCGGTGGCATTTTATCAATGAAACGACGACCATCAATACCGCATACAGTTTGCATTTTGGTTAATGGACAAATTTCTTGTTTCCAATGTGGAAATGTGTCAAACAACGCCAATAATGGTTTCAAATAATCAGAACAAGCTTTGACGACGAGATTTCCCTCGACACCACAGCTTGGTTTACTTGAATACATCAAAGATGCTTGCCACGGCTTCCAGCAATGAAATTTGGGTTTCCCCCATTTCTGGGGTACATCGCAAATTTCAGCTACAGCCTCAGAAATGTAAGATGGCCTAACAGAACTATAGTAGGTTGATCTACCTGCAACAGTTCCATAATACTCGATATTGTTTCCTTTGGGTAAGTAATTAATAGGACTTTTCTCGTGAATAACAGCTTTCTCAAAAAACTGTTTTTCGTATTGCTCAACGAGAACAGCTCCGCTACTTGGAGAAACGATAACACTACGATGTGAACTAAGAGTTTTAAAAGCTTTCTCGAACTGAGAAAGCGTTAAAGAACCAGCAGCTCCTGCAGATTTACCCGTAACTCCACCCAAATGAAAACCAGCAATACACACACTCTTTCCATGGGAAATCCAAGTTGCCATACAAAGACCATTAAATGTCTTCATATCCAAATTGTAATGATACCCATGGAATGTGGCGACACTAGTATTAACAATAGATGGTTCCAAACGCGCTCGCGATGTAATGCGAGAACCGGAACGATCTTTATAAATCATAGTGGCTGGTACAGATCCTAACGTGGCAATAGGGAGAAAATGAGTAATGTCCTTCCAGCTTCCACCATTCGGAACCCAAACTAATGATAAGTCTGAATTAGGAATATGAACACTATATTGACTAGATAGCATGGCTTCAAAAGTAGATCCGTTCTGTTCTGGATCGTACTTAATGAAACGAGCTTTCATCTCACCATTTTTCCACATATGCTGTGGGATTAGTGCAACATTAGATTTCAAGAAAATGGCATCACAGAAACGCGTCGAATTAGATTCGGCAATTTCCATAGCACACAAATTTTTGAAAACTCTATCACACATATCCGCAGGAACTGTGGTGGCACATTTATCAGAAATCGGTTTTTCATTAACAACTGCTGTTGCCCAAGGATTAATCGCAGCATCACGCTCATCCAAATCTTGGACGGATGATGGTGCTAAATTTCCTTGAGAAGTTAACTTAGACATGCCACGATAGACACGGATCATTAAATAAATAATCCCGAAAATCGAACATGTTTTGGCTAACGCGGTTACATGGTTGTCACGAACTCGCTTGAAAATTTGAGGCATTGCCCCATTTGTATTCTGAAGTTTGGTGATAACCTTTTGCTTTGCTCGCATGATAGTCCCTACACCGAAATATAAGAAGATCAAGCAGGCAGCTAACAAAAAACGAGGACACATGAATGAAATGACAACAATAAATAAGAAAAAGAAGTTGAAGAATTGTTTATCTTCAAAGCTTACAGTTTCAATAATCTTATCCGAAGAACATAGGGCAAGATAAATATTGAAAAATTTATTGTCGAAAGCAGATGACGGAACCCAATTAGTCCAGGACCAAAGGGTTGTATCATAAGTATCTAATGTCGTACATAGATCTTTGACACCGACAGTCTGTTCAATTCCAGCTTGGTTGACCAAAACAGGCATGTCTTCAGGGACATGCTGAACTGGTTGAGCAACAGGTGGACAAGTGCACATGCAACCAGGCAAATGGCAAACATCACAATAGTCAAGCTTCTCATCCAGATCGGCAGACATTGCGACAACATTTGCTTGATTTGCAAAATGCTGACGAGACTTGGTGGTGCAAATCTCGATAACATCGAAAATGGAAGCGTGATAGTTGATAACATGGAGATTATTGGTAGTATGTTCTGACGGTTCACAAATAACAATATCCCAAAGATCAGGGATAGCCGGAATATTTCCATCATAATGAGCAAAGACCTTGGTTGAGTCTAAACGATTGTCATTATCCATACGAAATTCTTTGCGTACTCGAATTTCTAAGTGAAGAGCGGCTCGCCGTACTATCGAATACTTCTCAATAGAATACATAGATGCGAGCGTATACAAGTGTGTGTTGCTTGTCATCGTAACACACTTCGGCTCTATAGAAACTTTTCCTTTTTGATCAGCTTCTGCCATATTCGCATAGGCGGGCACATTGTTAATTATCTCAATTATTTTCTGACAGGGTGATTTTTCCACAAAGATAGGCAAAGTATTTCCTATATCATCAATCACAACACCATTGATGTGGGATTTGTAATTAGACATGAACTTGTCTGCTTCATTGATAGTGATAATACGATCGTCTGATGCATCAAATCCATTGGACTTGAGAACCACACGCATGACAAGATCATTAACAGAAGACTTACCGACTCCAGAAGACCCGTGAATGTATACTCCAAATGGAGCTTCACGAAGTTTTCCAGTTACGCGAATAGCGATAAAATCCATACGGATCTTACGCAAAGTCGCGACACGTTCATACAAGATTTTCTTTTCCCACGTGCCTTCACTAGAGACATATAGTGCATTGGCGGTATCAAGAAGATTTTCGAGTTTATAGTCAAAATCATTTTCGGACATGTTGGCATGCTTTTCAAGATTACCAGACTTGACAAGAGATGCTAAATCCATCATTTCAAAATATTCCCTATCAAATTCGACAGCTTCGCTATCCGAATAGATAAAAGGAGTAAAAGATTTGGTGATAAAACATTTGTAACCACCTTCAATAAAGTAGGTGACAGTATCAAGAGTGGCAGCAGCGAAATCTATAGCAGACACATGTTTCTTATACGCAGGTACAGAAAAAATGCGAACACCATTGATATCGTATTTGAAATCAGCTAGATTGCATAAGCCCATCGAAGCGCTCATACTAAGCAATTTAGAGATCTTCTCAAAAGCTACATGTTCCGTCATTAACTTCCAATTGTCCTTGCAGGACTGGAGAGCTATTAACCAATTTGGCAATGTTCCTGCTTGATCAGTAAGACTATCATCATCATTTTCGAAATCGGACAAAAGATCTGCCGCAGTTCGATTACGATAAATGTGAGCTTCTGATTCACGCAATTCAAGTAAATCTTGCGCATATTCTAAGACAGCGTCAATAACGCTAGCTTGAACATGAGTCTTGAAGTACAAAAAGAGAATAGCAGTTGCCTGGGAAACGGTTTTGGCTTCCCGGAGGGCCATGAAGAATGCGAAAGTATTTTCGAGTTCATTCAAAAATTTTTCGGTGTTGACGCCTCGAAAGTGTGGGGTGTACGGCTCCATCACATCAGCAATATTGAAATTGCTGCTTTGTGGATCTAAACGCGTGGAAAGACCACACATTTTTCGTACAAGGAGTTTTAAGTCAGTAGATACTGAACTAGTTTTTTCATGTGCACAAATCATAGCAGGGGTACTCAGGGCTTGTGTAACCACGGGGAGTACCGCACGCTCGAAGTTAAGGTCTTCGAAAGACACAGGCGTCATATTTGTGATCTGAGAGACCACAGGGACGATTTCGTTCTTGAAACCGACCCCAGAGGAGTTTTGAACTCCCATTGGGTTTAACATATTGGCTCAATTTAATTTCGGATGAGTCTCGGGAGTTAATATAACCAGCGACCGGCTACCATATAGTAGCTTTGTGTTACTCTAACAATATCTGTGTATTGTTAAGGAATGTTGATTACATTCAATAGTTCTTGTGGACATTACGCTTCCACATGATCAGTAAGAGCAAGGATTTCCTAATGTATCAAAAATACACTAGACATAGACTAGATCCCAACAGGGGATCCAACTATCGTTTTGGTATTTTCAAAATATAGAAAAGGGGGTTGTGATGCTTATCGCGCATCAAACGTATGATAAAAAATTAGTTCAATTATACAGTAAACGTTCAAATAAGTGAAACAAGAGAAGGGCAAGAATGCCCTAAACGCGTGTCATAATTGAACATCGAAAGGGCACTAGGTGCCAAATACAAAAGAAGACCTCTACATGGCTTGTG